GTTTGGGATAATTTCAAACACACAGACCCTAAGTTTACTAAAAGGTTTAGATCAAAATTTGGTCGTGAGCTTACAACAGTAGACCCAATGTATCAGATCATGCGTATGACTGAAATGTTTGGTGCAGTAGGTAGAGGCTGGACTTACACAGTTAATTACAATTACACCGATAAATTAGTATTTGCTGAAGTGTCAGTAGCTACTGATAAAAATACTGAAGGCTTTTGGAATTACTATGGGCCAGTTTGTTCTGTAGAACCATTATATAATACTAAAGGTAATTTAGATGACGAAGCTTGTAAAAAAGCTATGACAGATGCTCTTACAAAAGCATTTAGTCATTTAGGATTAAGTGCAGATGTATTCTTAGGATTGTTTGACAATAATAAATACATTCAACAAATGACGGAGAAGTTCAAGCCTCAAGTGGCTGACGCTTCTAAAATTAAATTAACAAAATAGAGAGGAATATATGTATAATTTTATTACATTAGTTGGACGTTTAGGGGCAGACCCAGACGTTAAAGAAACGACAAAAGGCGATAACTATGCGTCTTTATCCGTAGCTACTAACGAACGCTACAAAGCTAAAGACGGAGAGTATAAAGAGAAAACACAATGGCATAAAGTCATGGTGTTCAATCCACAAGTTGCTTCTAGCTTACAGAAATATATGAAAAAAGGCGATACGATTATTGTTCAAGGACAAGTAGAGTATCGTTCATATGAATCTGACGGAGTTACAAAATATGTAACTGAAATAGTTGTTCCACGCTTTTCAGGTAAGGTTCAATTAATTCCAATGAACAAAGGTGGTGGTCAACCAGCTAAAACTTCTGCACCTAGTACAGAACCAGCAGTTGATATACCATTTTAATTAAAAGTTTAGTGGGCAATAGCTATACCAGTACCCTCCTTGCAAATTTGGGTGATAGGTTTTCTTATTTCACAAACGATTATATAAACTCCTATATAGTGAAGTGAGTGTTTTCCCTATCAGCTATTGTCCACGGCTAAAATGAAAATAGAAAAAATCATCATGGAAATATTAGCTAAGAAATATATTAAAATTTGTGAAGAAAATAATATGTGTTTTCCTGATTATGAGGATTCTTGCAAAGAAGAAGCAGTTAAGGAAATAACTAAAAAGCAGATTAAACGTGTCTATAAAAAGCAAAGTAAACTGTCAAATAATGTTAAAGTACATAAACCTAAACTATCGTTTTAGTGCGTAGCATAATTATAAATTATATGGATTATCAAGATTATGATTCATTTAGAAGAACCAACAATTTCTCTAGAGCAAATCTTTCAGGAATGGATAGATTACCTAATAGACGTAGGGAAAGTAAAAAGAGAAAATATTAATTGGAAACTTCTTCAAGAAGCTATTGTTGAACTAGAACTACAAGGATATTTAAATGCTGGACGAAAATTACATTAAAGAATCTATCATGGAAGCCGAAGGCTACCGAGATACTATATACATGTGTACCGAAAATCATAAAACGATTGGATGGGGGCATAAATGCGTAGAAGATCATTGGAGAGATAATACTGCATATCCTGAAGGATATTTACGAGAAGTATTTGATATTGATTTTGCTAAAGCGAAATCTCAAATGAAAGAATTGTTAGCTCAAGAAGATTTAGATATTAAATCTGAAGCTCAAAATATTTTGATTGAAATGATATTCCAAATGGGGAAGAATGGCGTATCAAAATTTCGCAATATGATGAAAGCTTTACGTGGACATAACTATTCTTTAGCGAGTTCTGAAATGTTGGATAGCCTTTGGGCTAGGCAGACACCCAATAGAGCTAAAAAATTATCAGATTTGATGAAATCCATAGAAACATAGATTTTTAATACGCCTAAAATCTAATGATTCTTTTAGGTACAATCACACAGCGAGGGTGCTACAAAGCCTCTGAGAGCTAAATATGAGCTACTTTTTCCAGTTAGTTGCCACCTTTTCAGCACTTCTTCCAGCAATATAGCCTCCGACACCTATTGTAAGCAAATTCCACATTTGATCAGGAATTGATAGTTCAATTACTGTTCCAAAAAAGAAATTTGTAAAAGGTGCTATGATATAATTGTTTGCAATTACAATTATACAAATCCACATCAAAGCTGGACGCCAAGTAGCTGTGAGCCAATGCTTAGATTCTGCTTCGGCTTTAATAATATTTGATTTAGCTATAAGCTCCTCATGATCGCCATTTAATAATTGAGTGTTAAGTTCATGCTTGAGCTTCTCTTTTAAATCTTTATCAGGTACAGCCTTATCAACTATACCACCGACAATTTTTGCTATTGGCCCAACAGCGTTCAATAGAGGTAACATTAAAATATTATTCCGTATAAAATCATACAAACAATTATTGCTAATGCACCTACAATAATTTTTCCTCTTTTGGTTAAGCCTTTCCAAAAGTATTTTACTTTATCCATAATCTCTCTCCAGTCTATCCATAGAAATAAAATTCTTTTCTTGGATATGGTTATCCCAGATAGCTAATTCTACAATTCCGTAGCTCCATCCAGTCATATTAAGCTTTGCATACTGCTCAACATGGTTCATTGGCAACGCACATCCGACATTTACTATGCGAACGTACTTTTTATCCCCTATTTTAGGGGCTTTCCAATCTCTATCTTTGTGCGTATGTCCAAATACCAGATCATGCAAACAATCATTTGCTATTGATATTTCTGCATTACGCCCACCGTATTCTTTACCCATTATATTTTTAGGTACATGAGTGAACCCTACTCCACTTATAAAAAATATATCTCCGTATTCAGAAGTATTCCATCCAGCATTATGATACGAACTATATAACTGCTCTTTCATAATACCTTCTATTTCAGGAATATTTTCTTCAAAGCGATGAACACGAACTTCATGATTACCAAACGTACAATGTTTAGGTACATCATATGTACCCATACCTTTATTCATCATAGCCATAGCTTGACGTAGTGAATGTATATCCACCATAAAAGCGTCTTTTAATTTACCTTGTTGAGAATCATTCTTTTGAAAAAAGCTTAAACTATCAAAGCTACCAAAGTCACCTATCTGTACAACATAATCTGGTTTGGTATTTTTAATATGTTTACCAATCCAATAGAAACGATCTTTAGATATATCAGGACTATCGTGGGTATCCCCTATAACTAAAACTTTATGACCTTTAAAAGAATTTATTTTAGAATTGTTATTATTTTTATTGTTGTCCATATAAATGTTACTATTCCACCAAGCCATAGAATAGAACGAATTGCTCCTTTACCAGTAGCCATTTCTTCTTTTAACTTTACAACTTCCATACGATTTTCTTTAACCTCAATTTCAATACGATCTAATGCTTTTGTAATCGCTAGTACCTGAGATTCCCAATCGGTCATTTTTTCTTCAGAACGATTGTAAGAATAATTATTAATAAAACGAGATTTACAAATCCTATATCATTTGTCAGTAAGTGACCTATTTGATTACTCATCATTACATTTTTGCCAATGGGTTATTTAAAGCTTTCTTAATTTGCTTATCAACATCAGCTTCTAATTCTTTCATATCTACCTCTATATCTTTTATTACTTCTTTTAATTCTTTTGCATTTGAACGAGAATCTTCTTTGACACGTTGTTCTACATCTTCCACAATCGTTTCAATTCTACGTACATCAGATTTTAAATCATTTTTTAATTCTTTAGCTACATCTGCTACCAGCTCTACTTCTTCTAAAATCATAGAGATTTCAGATTGCAACATAGTTACTTCTTGTTGAAGTAAATCTAATCGTTTATCAAAACCACTTAGATCAGGTGCAGTATATTCAGTTATCTGTCCTTTCATATCAAGATAGTCTTTGTAAAATTCAAAGCCACCCCATAGACTACCACCAAATGTTGTAAGAGCAGTAAGGATTACCATAATCTTTCCACCCTTAAACTTTATTCCACCTACATCTACTTCTGCCATTGACTATCAATCATATCGTTCATTAATCCATCACTACCAGCGAATAGGTAATAACCAGCAATACTGTTATCAGTAATTGTAGCGTCAGGTATACTCACATTGGAAAAGAAACCAGCTCTATCATTTAATTGAAGCTGGGAATCAAAAAATGTCTTACTATCTCCTAATACTTGCATAACAATTAATGTTTTAGTTTGAGCTACATCATCATATTTTTGTTTATCATCAATCTTTTTTAAGATTTTTTTAACTGCTTTCTCTTTAGCAGTTTCTTTCTTTTCTTCTTTAGGCTCAGGTTTACTTTCCTTTTTATTCTCAACAGTCTTTTGTGGGCTTTCTTTAGGCTCTGGCTTTTCTGCCACATCTTCTGTAGTTTCCTCAACTTCTTCTGTAACAGGTTCAACATCTGATACCTCCATTTCCATTTCTATTTCAGCTTCAATTTCAGATTGAATTTCTATTTCTATTTCTATTTCTTCTATTTCTATCTCTACTGTTTCGTAGGTAGGTTCATCTATCTCTATTGGTTCTAAGATTAATCCTTCATTACTATCAATAGGATTGTTAGCCTCAAATACATCTTCAACAACATCAATAATATCTTCAGGTGTATCTATGTTTAATGCTATAAACATTTCTACAGAAGTAATGGATTCAGTAATTATTGTATTGATAACGTTATAGAGCACATTAACTGTGACGTCATCAAACAAGGGTCCGATACTAAGATTAATATCTCTACCCCCTATTTCTATAACAATAGATGTTAAGCTACCTGAAAAATCAAATCCACTTTCATATGTTTGATAGCCAGAATTAGTACCACTAGCTGAAAGAATATCCGTTCCTGAAAATACATTAGTGTTACCATCTTTACCTGTAATATGCATATAGATAGAATCACTAGCGTCTTGTTTATCTACCTTAATAGAATAATTAGTTTTACCACCATGTGTAATATTAAGATCAGAAATATCTATTGTATTAACAAATGTTGTTCCCATTCCTGATACACCCATAGCAGAAGTAGAATTGCCAGAACCAGTTATTGAAGCACATTTATCAGTACCAAGATTATAACAACCAGAACCACTTGGCATAGTAGCTGGGCCTTGACCACCCCAATCAATATCCATATCTCCTTCTTTAGAAGATACAACATAATCATTATCGCCATCTAAAAGATCACCAGAATCTTCATTGGTAACTGTGGTAGTTGTTGTTGTAGTTTCAGTAGTTGTTGTGATGGTAATACCATCAGCTTCATGTTCAATAGTTTCAGTAACTACTTCATCAATAATTTCTTCTATGGTAGGTGAACAAAGACCAATCGTATCAGTAGAACAATCTACTGCTTTACTAGAAAAGGATAGGAATACCGATATACATAGCCATAGCCATAAATATAAATTTGGCAAACTCATCATCACTTCCCTCAACTGGTTTTGTTATTTCTTTTTGATTGAAAACTTTTGAACCTTCAGGAATTAAATCAGCATTTAATTTCCATTCTTCAAGAGCTTCTGCTCCAATCTTTCCATTAATTGGTGGTGGCGTACCAGCCATTATCATAGCGTCAAATACACGAGGGTCACTTGATAATAAACTTACTGCGGCAACCTTCATTCCCATTCCGTATAATGATCTAGCTAATTTAATACGTTCACAGTTTTCATCTGTGATTGTAATACCAGAAGCTATACCTAAGATTTGTGTTTGTACTGCACCTGACGTAGCTGTCTTACATATATCAGAATTGTTAACAACAACACTAGGAGCATTAGCAGTTGGTGGAGTATTATTAGTTACTACTGTTGAAGATACAGTATTAGTATCAGCACTTTTTGCACTTGTGACAGCACTTACAATAAGGATAAA